CTATGGGCTGCCGCCGAAGATCTTCAGCTTGATGGCGATGCCCGCCAGCAGCGCCAGCATGACGCCGGTGGTGATCATGCGAACGGCGGTCAGCATCGCGGTGCGGCGCACCAGCCGGATGCAGTCGACCAGAGAGCGCAGATCGCGGATGTCGAGCGCGGCCTCGTCGCCGTCGAGGCCGACATCGGCCAGCGCGCGCTTCGCGCCTTCCTCCGCCGCCCGGGTCAGGATCGCCTCGAACTCGGCGTCGGGCATGCGCACGAAGCCGTCGGATCTGGGTGGTGTCATCGGGATCCTCCTTCCGCCGCTCAGCCGATCTTGCAGCCCCAGAAGGACGTGTGGTCAGCGGCGAAGTAGCCGTCCGCGACCCGGAAATACCCCTGCAGCTCGACGGTATCGCCCGCGGTGAGCGGCACCATCGTCTGCAGCCAGATGGCGGTGGCGAGCGAGACGTGGGTGGCGGAGATTTCGCCGAGGGAGCCGCGGATTTCGGTCGTGCCGTTCAGGACGAGCCGTCCGCTCATTCGCGCGGTCGTGCTGGCGTTGATCTTGTAGAGCAGCGTCGCGCCGAAGAGGTAGGTGCCATCGACGGGCGCCACGAAGTGGTTGTTCGCGGCGTCGAAGTCCCCCTGATCGTTGTAGTCGGTGTTGTTCAGGCCGATCTTCGTCCAGGTCCCGACGCCGACATAGTTGTCGTAGTTCGTCCAGGCCTTGAATCGAGGCAGCCGGGGCTGATCGACGATGCCGGTGGCGTTGTCGACGCTGAGACCGTCGAAGAAGATGCTGCCGTCGGCCGAGACCGCCAAGCGGAACCTGTCCGAACCGAACAGCCCGACCAACGCCTTGGTGACGAAGCCGGTCTGCAGTGTCAGCCCGAGATCGTCGCCCGCCGCCTCCTTGTTCATGGTGTAGAACAGATCGCCGGTGCCGCCCTCGGCCACGGTCTTCGCCGTCCAGAGCGCGGCATTGAGCTTGGCCGAGAACGGGTTCGATGCATCCGCCGTCGTGCCGACACCCAACAGCGCCATGTTCTGAAGCGCCGCGGGCGTGGTGCCGACCCAGCCCGCGCCATCGTAGACGAGCAGCAGCCCCTCGTCCTCGATCCACGCCCGCCAGCCGGTGCGCGGCGGCAGGCGCAGCCAGGCGCCGTCCGTCCAGAGCGCCACGTTCAGGTCCCAGCCCGCCCAGTTGCCCGTCGCGCCCGACGCGACGATGTAGCGGTCGCCATCGGTGGGGCTTCCGGGCGGACTGGTCAGGTCCCGGTCGAGGACGGAGAGCTGCACGAGCCCGTCGAGGATCCGCAGCGCCTCGTTGTGGGTGACGTGCTTCTGGGCCTGCGCCGCCAGGATGTAGGGCAGCAGGAGATGGGTGGTGGAGTCGGACATGGGAACCTCAGAAGCTTAGCGTGACGGTCTTGGGCACACCCCGCCCAACGAGGGCGGAGAGCTGGAAGATGCGGATGTCGAGCGTGTCGCCGGGGCCGAGCGGTGCGCCCCAGTCGGCGGTTTGCTGAGCGGCGGTGTAGACGGCGCTGGTGGTGGCCGTGCGCAGCACGCGCTTCACCGTGGCGCCGTCGAGGATCTCGACCTCATAGGCTTCCAGTTCCTCGGCCAGAGGCACCTCAAGCCCGCCCCAGCTATCAGCCGCGAGCGATCGGGACCGACGCGTCCAGCGGATGGTGAGATCGCCGGGCGCACGCGGCTTGCGCCACGGCTGCTCGACATGGGTGACGGAGAACGGCCGCAGCCCGACGCCCTCGGGCGCGAAGGACAGCGCGACATAGGTCTCGTCGCTGACAGGACGGCTCGCGGGGCCGATGCGCCAGTTCCACAGAATGCCGAGATCGGCTTCGGCGATCGGCAGCGAGGCGAGGCTGTCGTCGAGCACCACCACCCTCGAACCCGCGGTGGCTGGATTACCCATGGCGCTCTCGGTGCCGCGCTGACCTCGCAGCAGTCGCGTCAGCCGGTACCAACCGGGCGCCAGCAGCTCGGCCGCGCCTGCCTGCACGATCTCCCAGACGCCGGGCGCGCTCTCGATGGCCAGCGCGTTCGCCCCGCCGAACAAGGTGAGGTCCGTGACGCTCTCCAGCGTGCCGGTCAGCAGGTCGACCACCAGCGCATTGCCGAGGTCGAAGCGCGAGGTGGGCCCTGCGTAGAAGTCCGAGACCAGCATCCCGATCCGGGCGCGGCTGCCAAACGTCGTCAGCAGCTCGAAGCCATCGGTCGCGGGGCTGCGGAACACCGCCATCTCGCCGGGCCAGGGAATGGCATGCGCCGCGACTTGCGGCCGATGTGCGGGCTGGTGCTCGCTGATCTGCGGCAGGTCAAGCAGCACCGCATCCGGCGCGCCGAACACGACAGCGCGGGTCAGTGAGGCTGCGCGGGGATCGCCGGGCGGTAGGTCGTAGGTCGCGCGGTCCTGGCGCACCGCCTCGATGCCACGCGCCTCGGCGTCGGCGATGGAGACGAGCCGCAGGTCGACCAGCCGACCGTCATGCTCCAGTCTGATCGCGTCGGCCGGATCGAGCGCGAGGCGCGAGGGCGGCAATCGGAACGCCGCGGTCTCGCGTCCGACCCACGCCTCCATCAGCGCGCGGCGGCAGCGTCGCTCGGCTTCCTCGGGCGGCACCGCCATGGGGAAGGACTCCGAAGCAATCCGGGTCGTGTCCACGGTGATGCGCCGCGCCTCGACGAGGGCCGCGTCGTAATCCTCATCGGCCCGGGCGACCTGCCACTTGAGCGCCTGCGGCAGTTCGGTCTCCTGGCCCCGGGTCAGTTCCAGCACGTCACCCTCGCGAGGGGCCACCAGATCGTCGGGCGCAAGCGTGGCGACGGAGGCCCGGCCGCGCATCACGAACCGGATCACGCCCTCCGTCTCCACCGCATCGAAGCCGAAGTGCCGCGACAGCGTGGTGATCGAGGCACGCGGGCTCTCCAGCGCCGTGATGGCGTAGCCTTCGACCGCGCCCCAGAGGCCGGTGACGTCGATGCGATCCTCGGGCAGCCCGGCGCGCAGGCAGAGGTGGCGGACCAGCGCGGCCAGCGACACCGCGCCGAGCCGCCCGCTCAGCCAGTGGCCGAGCCGCCAGTTCGCCCCGTCGGTCCAGACGTCGGTCAGCGCCGGGAAGAACGGATAGGGCCGCGCATCCCAGGTCCAGGCGGCGCATTCGGGGACGTGCACCATCCGGCCACCGTAGACGGACGACAGAGGGTTGTTCGCGGCCTCACCCCACCAGAGATACGTCGCCTCGAGATACGCACGCTGGATGGCGTCATCGCGCCAGCCGCGGGAGAAATGCGGCGTGAAGCTCTCGGACGACTTCGGGTCGAAGAAGACGTTCGGCTGGTTGGTCCCCCGGTCGATGGCGGGGCAGCCAAGCTCGGTGAACCAGATCGGCTTGGACTGCGGCGCCCATGCGGTCGGTGTGTCGCTCTCCACCCCGCCTGGGCGATCGTAATGCGGGTTCGACCACCAGGCCCGCAGATCCTTGTAGCGAAAGACCCATGGCTTGCCGGCGGCGCCGTCTGTGATCGCGGTCCGGACCTGTGCGGATCGGTCCGCCGCGCTGGCATAGAACCAGTCGAAGCCCTCGCCGCCCGCGATGTTGCCCTGCAGGTAGGCGCGGTCGTAGATGGCGGGCCAGCCCTCGGCCGCGTCGGCATGTGTGAGGCCGTCGCGCCAGTCCGACAGCGGCATGTAGTTGTCGATGCCGATGAAGTCGATATTGGCATCGGCCCAGAGCGGATCGAGGTGGAAAAAGACGTCGCCGCTGCCGTCGCCCGGCTGGTGCCCGAAATACTCCGACCAGTCGGCGGCATAGCCGATCTTCGTCCCCGACCCGAGGATCGAGCGGACATCGGCGAGCAGATCCCGATAGGCCTGCACGGCGGGATAGGTGGATGCGCCCGAGCGGATGGTCGTCAGCCCCGGCATCTCCGTGCCGATCAGGAACGCATCCACCCCGCCCGCCGCCGCGCAGAGATGGGCGTAATGCAGCACCATGCGCCGCAGACCCCAGTCGCCGGGCGTGCCGGTCCAACTGACGCTCTCGCCCGAGACGCTGAAGCTCGCGGGCGTCGCCGCTCCGAACAGCGCCGCGACCTGGCTCGCGGCCGTGGCGGTCTTGTCCACGGTCCCGACGAAACCCGCAGCCGGGGAACAGGTGATCCGCCCGCGCCAGGGGAACGCGGGCTGGCCTGTCTCGGCGGCATTGTCGGAATACGGGTTCGGTAGGATGTTGCCGGGCGGCACGTCCATCAGGATGAACGGATAGAATGTCACCCGCAGCCCGCGCGCCTTCATCTCCTGGATCGCCTGCACGACGGCAAAATCGGACGGCGTGCCGCCATAGACCGGCCGATCCTGATCGTCGCGGCTGACGAGGAAGGCATTGGCGCGGCTGACGCCGTTCACCGACCAGCTGGCGGGCGTCGTCGACTTGGCCGACACCTCGACGCCCGGCCGCACCTTGCAGGAGCCCGCGCGCAGGTCGTCGCCGAACCACGCCACCACGAGGCTGACGCTCTCAACCGCAGGCGCCATCGCCTGCAGGCGGTCGAGCGCCTCCATCATGTCAGTGGAGTCGGCCAGCGCGTTCAGGTTCTCGGGCACCGTCGCGCCGCCGTCGGTCTTGCGGATCGCCTGCGTCGCGTAGGTGAACTCGCCCGAGGCCGGGATCATGGTGACCGCGCGGGTGAGCCCCTCGGCGGTGTCGGGATCGGCGAGCGGCCGGAACACCTCGAAGGAGAGCTGCGGCAGGCGGTTGCCATAGGTGGAGAGCGCCAGTTCCTCGAAGACCACATAGGCCGTGCCCCGATAGGCGGGGGTGTTCGACGCGCCCATCTTCGCGGCGATGAACGGGTCAGGAGCCTGCGCCTCGTCGCCGGGATGCCAGCGCCAGACGACGCCGGAGAGGTCCATCGGCTTGCCGTCAGCCCAGATGCGGCCGATGCCGGTGATCGGCCCCTCGCACAAGGCCACCGCGAAGCTGGCATAGTACAGATACTCGGTGGTCTTGACCTTGCCGCCCCCGCCGCCCTTGCCGCCGCCCTGTGTGGTGGTCTTGGTCTCCTCGCGGAAATCGGTGGCCCAGATGATGTTGCCGCCCATCCGCATTCGGCCGTAGAGCCGCGGGATGACCGCGCCCTCGGTGGCCGAGGTGATGCGCAACGTGTCGAGCCGCGCGCCCTCGATGCGCTGCGTCGGCGCCAGCGACGAGATGATCCAGCTGTCGACCACCGAGCCGATGGTGGAGCCGATGAAGCCGCCGATGGTCGCGGCGCTGACGCCAAGGATCGCGCCGCCGATCGAACCGCCAATGGCGGCGCCAGCGGCACCGAGGACAAGCGTTGCCATGGTCTGATCTCAGCGTTGCGGGAGCAGGAAGGCGAAGGCGATGCGCCGCCGCCAGGATGGGGTGAGCGGTTCCTCGATCACACCGAGCCGCTCGTAGGCATGGAGAAAGGAGGCGGGACCGGTCAGGATCCCGACATGCTTGGCGATGGCGCGCGGCCTCATGCGGAAGAGCACCAGTGCACCGGGTCCGGCGTCGGCGGGTGACACCTCGATCATCATGCGTCGAGCGCCCTCGGCCAGCACCTCGCGCGGCCCGGTCTCGCCCCAGTCGCGGCTGTAAGGCGGGATCGGAAACGGCTCGGGGCCGACGAGTTCCCGCCAGACGCCGCGCGCCAGCCCGAGGCAATCGCAGCCGACGCCGCGCAGGCTCGCCTGGTCGTGATACGGCGTGCCAAGCCAGGACCGCGCGATGGCGATGACGCGGGTGGGATCGGCGGCGTTCACAGCACCGATCCCTCGTGCCCGCCATCCTTGGTGGCGTAGCGGAGCCCGTTCGGCAGGCAGACAGTCCCCCGGACTGTCTGCTTGTCCGCCTCACCCTGGCCGGGAATGTGCATCACAACACTGCTCCCTCATGCCCACCGTCCTTGGTCGCGTAGCGCAAGACCGCATCTTGCCCTGGAATGTGCGGGAAGCCTCTGAAGTTGGCGGTGTTGGCGAACTTCGCCCCGCAGGTCTCCATCCGCTTGTCACAGCCCGCGTGGATGGTGAAGCTGTCGCCCTCGGCGATCGCGCGCACCGGCGCCTCGAGCAGGGTCAGGATCGCGACGCCGTCCGTCACGTCATGGCTCAGCACCTCGGTGCGCCGCCCTGCGTTCGCGCCGGAGGTCCATTCGATTGTGCCGAAGGTGAACCAGCCGGAGGTGAAACCGCCGAGGCCCGAGGCGGTGAAGGCCCGGTCGCGCAGCACGTCGATTACCGCGCCCGTGCCCTTGAAGGCGGGGTTCTCCAGATCGACACCGCAACGCGCATCCCCCAACGCGGCGTCGCAGGTCGCCTGGAAGGTTCGCCCGACTGTCTGGCTCAGAACATGCGCGAGCGAGCGGACCTCGGCGACGAAGGCCAAGCGCCCGCGCCGGATCTGACCGATGGCCCCGCGTCGCATCAGCACGCGCTGCGCCGGATCAGCCCAGTTCACGCGCCAGACCTCGACCGCCGCGTTGTCCCAGCGGCCATCGAGGATGTCGGTCTCGGTGATCCGGTCGGAGGTCAGCACGCCCTCGGCGTCCTGCGCGTCGACGGACAGGTCCGATCCCGAGCGGACCTCCGATGCCGTCAACCCGCTCTCGGGTTCGAAGTCGGTGCCGTCGAAGGCGAGCGTCCGGTCATGGTCGGTGAAGCCGAAGGTTGTGCCGTCCGCGCGCACGATCCGCCAGCACCAGGCGAGCGTCGTCGTGCCTTCGTCGAGATGGGCCTGAAACGCGGGCGAGAGGGATTTCACTTCCGCCCCCAGCCGCGCAGGAGCGCCACGGATGCCAGAAGCGAAGATACCACGCCACCAGTCGCGCCGGTCAGGGCATAGAGATTGAAGGGCCGGATATCGAGGGTGCCGGTTGCAAGGTCGAAATCCGCCAGCCCGGCCATGGCGAGGCCGGATGCGGCAAGACAGGCCAGGTAGACGAGGCCACGGGCAAGGTTCCAGTTCATGGACGTCCTCCGATCAAGGTGGTGAGGAATGCGGTGAGACGAGACAGCAACGTGGGCGCAGCGGGCGCGGTCGGGACCGGCATGGGGTCAGCAGCCATCGGAACCGGCGCCGTCTCCGGGCGCAGCAGCGCCAGCGCCTCGTCCTCGGTCAGCCGCCGGATGGGTCGCGAGAAATCGACCCGGCCATTGCGGTCGACCGCCCAGACCGGGATGGTCCCGGTGGGGTAAAGGCCATGGCGGAAGAGGTCGCGCTCTGCCTCGCGCCGGGACCGGATCGCGGCGGGCTTGAGCCACCCCATGAAGGCATCAGATGCCGCCGCGCGGTTGCCCGCGTTCAGAGCCTTCGTCAGCGCAGCTCTCGCGATGCCGCCGGTGTTGTAGTGGAAGCTGACCAGCGCATCGAACTCGTGCGGCGCGAGCGGCACAGTCACCGCGCGTCGCACCGCCGCCTCGTAGCCGGCCAGGTCGGTCCTGAAGACCTTGAACGCCTCGCGGATCCCGGCATCGAGATCGGCGGGCATGCCGCGCGGCATCGTGGCGGGATCGGGCAGACCGGCGGCCGCGGTATGGCCGATGCCGAAGGTCCAGACCTGTTTCACATCGAGATAGGGTCCGGGCACGAGTCCTTCGTGCCGGACGAGGGCCAAGAGGCCCCTGTCGGTCAATTGCATGGCGTTATCCGAAGATGGAAATCAGGAAGATCAGTGCGGCGATTGCGAGGCCGATGCGCAGACGATGGATGAAGGCCCGGCCGGGATCGGCCACGTCGCAGCGGAAAGTGCGGGCGAGACGCAGAAGCTCATTCATCGTTGGCCCCTCCCTTCGCGCCGCGCAGCCGGGCGAGGACGAGTTCGATAAAGGCGGGCCCGAAGACGCCGACGAGATAGGCGGCGGACCCGGCAGCACCGCCGGCCGGGATCGCCTCGGGCGGCAGGCCGAGCCAGCGGGTGACGAGCGCCATGGAAAGGCTGCCCATTCCGGCCGCGATCAACCCGCCGAGCAGGATGTGCCGCAGCGCGTCGCGCAGGCGCATCCTTGTCGTCAGCGCGTTGGTCACCCCGCCGAGCGCACCCCAGGCGGCGAGGATCACCGCCGTCGATGCTGCGAGCTCCTTCAGTACCGCGGCGAGGAAACCGGTCTCGTCGTTCATCTGCGGATCTCCAGCAGCGGGATCGAGGTGATCGAGCCCAGCCGTTCGAGGTCGAGGGTGACGTCGAGGGCATCGGTGTCGAACCGGACGGGGACGTCGAATTCGAAGCCCGCGGTAATGGCGACGCCTGCGGCCGGGGCCGTCGTGAAGGAGACGACCCCGGTTGTGGTGGAAACCGACCAGCCGGAGGCCTGGGGCGCCCCGTTCAGGGCGATGGTCACGGATCCTTCGACGGGCTTGGTGATTGCGCGAGTCCAGGACTGCGCGCCGGAGGTGTAGCGTTTGGCCAACTGGAACTGCGTTGCCGACCCGTTGCCGGTGCCAATGGGCTGATCGGTTGGACCTGGCGACTGCGACGGCAGGCAGGATTTGAAGTCGGCCCAGTCCTTGAAGCGGAAACCGTGCAGGCGACCGTTGCGGGCCTCGAAGAAGGAGACGACCGCCGCCAGATCGTCGGCGCGGCGGATGCCATAAGCGACGTCGTAGCGGCGACGGCTGTTGGCCCAGCTGGCGTTGCGCTCCTCGTCGCCCGAGGCCAGCTCCACGATCTGGGTGCGCCGTTCCGGTCCGCCGCGCGCACCACGGCTGATGTCGTCCGGGAACCGGACCTCGTGAAAGGCCATCACATCCCCCTTCGACCCAGCGACACGGCGCGGGCGATGTCGCTGGCGATCTGCGTGCGGGATCGCCGGACACTCTCGGCATCGCGGGCATTGATGGTGACGTTGACGGTCTGGGTGGCGGCGGTGCCGTAGCCCGCTGCTTCCCGCCGCGAGAGCACGCGTTCACCACGCTGCAGGATCGCGGGCACCTCGTCGGGCCTCAGGCCCGCCCAGCCCCCTGAATGCATGCGGGGTGCTCCCGCAAAGGCGAGCGCAGGTACCATCCGGCCCGGCCCCGGCGAACCGACCATGCCGCCCGCATGCAGCACGTTGGCGAAGATCCCGCCGCCGAGATTGCCCAGCACGCCGGAAAGCACACCTGCGAGCGGGCCGAGGATGAAACGCCGGGCCGCGAGCTTGGCCAGATCGGCGATCAGCGATGTGACCAGATCGCCGAACTTCAGCTTGCCGGTCTTCACGAATTCACCGATGGCGTTCTCGGCCGAGGTGAAGGCGCTGACCAGCGTGTTACCGATATCGCCGCCGATCTCGCGCGCCCTGGCGGCATAGTCGGCCAGCGTGGCGCTGACCGCGGCCCAACCGGTGACGGCAGCTTCCGCGCCGGTTGCCGCATCCGCCCCGGCCTGGCGACCAGCAGCGCCCGCACGCCCTGCGGCGCCAGCGGCGGCGTCCATCGCATCGCCGAGACCCAGTGCGCCGCCCGTCGCATCGTCAAGCGCAGCCCCGGCCTCGTCGCCGGTGCCCGCGACCGCGTCCTTCAGGGCCTGCCAGCTGGCCATCGGTCGTGACGCCGCGTCCGAGAGCATCCGCGCCGCTTCCCGATAGCCCTCGGCGCGTCCTCGCGCGTCCTCTGCCATCGCCCCGAGCCCGGTATCGGGCGCGGTGACATGGGTCTGCGACAACGCCGCGTTGAAGGCTTCGGCCGCGGCGGTGCCGGCCGCTGAGGCCGCGCCCTCGAACGGATTGCCGATCCGCCCCAATTCCACCGGATCGAGGGTGCCGATCCGCACGCCGCCTTCGCCGGTGGCCCATTCGGGCAGCAGCGCCAGCGCCGCGTTCAGGGTCTCGATGAAGCTGTTGATGCGCGTCACGACGCCGTTCAGCATCGCCTCGACGCCCGAGATCAGCCCGTTCGCGGCCTGAAAGGCGAAATCGCCGATGGCGGCGGGGAGTGCGCCCCAGATGGCGACGGCCGCGTCATAGGCGCCCTGGAACACCGCGACGGTCCGGTCGCCGAAGCGAACCATTCCGGTGATCGTATCGTCGAGCTGGGTGAAGATCGTGGCCTTCAGCCCCTCCCAGGCCGCGCCGATCCGGGCCATGACGGCATCGATCCGCAGCCCCATGCGGTTCCAGGCTTCCGCCACGACATCGGCGACAAGGCGGAAGGCCTCGCCCAGCCCGCCGACCTTCCGCACGACATTCATCAGCTGATGGATCAGCTCGCCCGCCAGCACGATCAGAGCGCCGATGCCGGTGCGCACGATGGCGCCGCGCAGGAGGGTGAGCGCGCCCGACAGCGTGAGCGTCGCCACGCGGGCGGCGAGGAAGGCCGCGACCCAGCGCCCGGCCATGAAGCCGGCAAAGGCGATGCCGATGGCGGCGAGACGTTCCATGTTGTCGGCGACCGCGATCAGGGCGGTGGCGACCAGCGAGGAGGCGCCGAAGACCTGGTCCCAGATCCCGACCAGTTGCAGGGCGGCGTTGCCGATCAGCGTGAAGGCATCGGTGATGGTCGCCGGCATGCTGTCGGCTTCCTCGCGCAGCAGTTCGAGATTGCCGATCAGCGCCGTGCGGATGACATCGCCGGTGATCGCCCCCTGCTGACCGAGGCTGCGCAGGCCCGAGACGGTGGTGCCGAGTTCGGAAGCCAGCAGTTCGGCCAGCCGCCCGCCGCTCTGGATCACGGTGTTGAGGTTGTCGCCGCTGAGCCTGCCGAAGGCCATGGCCTTCGAGAGCGCGTTCTGCACCGAGGCCGCGCGCTCCGCCCGCGCGCCCGAGACGACCATGGCGTTGTTCAGCGCCTCGGTGAAATCGAGGCTTTCCGCCGTCGTCAGCCCCAGTTCGCGCAGGGCCGTGGCATTGGCGAGCCAGGACTCCGTGGTCTGGCCGAGGCTGGAGTAAGTCCGCCGCGCCATGGCGGCGAGGCGGTCCATGACGGCCGCGCCGCGCGCTTGCGAGCCGGTCGCGAGATCGACGCGCGAGCGCAGGTCGGTCCAGCTGTCGGCATAGGCCACGATCTGGCGGATCGACAGCGCCCCGGCGACGATGCCGGCAAGGCGGCGCAGCACCGCTCCGGTGATGTCGGCCTGCCGTTCGATCCGCTTGAAGTTCTGCTCGCCCGCATCGCCGATGCCCTGGAACTCGGCCTTCACCTGCCTTCCGCCCTCGGCGACGAGGCGGACGGAGACTCGTTTCTGGGCCATGGATCATTGTTCCTTACGGGCGGGACGAGGCAGGTGGACCGGGTTCACCGGCCCGGCTGCGGCGACGACCGGTCACCGGCCGCCATCTGTTCATTGAGCTTGCGCACCATCACCGCCTCGATCCCGGGCAGGCATTCGGCTGCGATCAGCGGATCGACCCCGAGCGCCTGCGCCATGGCGAGTGCCGCGGTCATGTCCCAGCCGATGACGGCGCCACCGCCCATGTCGGTGACGACGCGAAACTGCCCGGTCAGGCGCTGCGCCAGGTCCCAGACCTGCCAGCCTTCGAGTGTCAGGGGCCGGTTCAGCCGCGCCGGGCAGTCCGGGCACGGGCCTTGGCAGGCTGCGCAGTAGCTTTCGCCCCCGCCGAAGTGCCAGTCTGCGAGGGCGCGAAGCCGTTTTTTTCCTGCTCCAGCATCAGGTGGGGCGCGAGGCAGCGGGTCTGGAAGGCCTCGAACACCGGCCAGATGTCGAGAAGTGCGTCGGTCCCTTCCGGTGTGACGGGAACCGGATTGCCGTCGGCACCGCCGACACCTTCCCAATCCGTGACCACGCGGCGGGCGACGGCCTTCGCCATGGCCAGCGCCTGTTCCTCCTTGCTGGCCCCTTCGGGCAGCGCTTCCACTGCCGCGTCGTTGCGTGCGGCGACCATGATCGCAGTGGTGACGGGCAGGACATGCAGCCGCAGGCCAGAGCCGAGATCGAGCCATTTCGGCGCAGCGGAAAGATCGAGACGGATCATGGTCAGTAATTCTCCACATCGTTGACGAGGGTGACGGTGCACATCCGCCCCAGCGTTGCATCGCGGGCGGCCTGCCAGTCGAAGCTGGCCTGAATGCCCTGCGGCCCGCCGATCTCGATGCGGGGCCGCGGCAGATAGACCGCGTGCGCCGTGAAGGTCAGGCTCTCGCCGGAGACGAGCGTGTAGGAGAACTCGAGCTCGCACGGCGTGCCGTTGATGGCCTGCGTCACCAATGTGCTGTCGGCAAAGCGCACCTCGGTGCGGCCGGTGAGTGCGGCAATGGACGGATCGGCGCCATCGATCATGCCGTCGGCGCGGATGGTCTCGATCCGGTCGAGATTGTTGGCATAGGTGATCTCGGTCGAGATCACGTTGCCGAGCGCCGTGCCGTTCCTTTTGATCGAGCCGTTGAAATGGCCGAAACGGATCAGGTCGAGCTCCGCCGGCGTTCCCGCGCCGCTGGTCGTGGCCACCGTCTCGCCCTGCGCCACCAGACGCGCGGTGGCGGTGAGCAGGCCGGAGCGCTGCATCTGCCAGCTGAGCTGGTCCAGCACCACGCCGGAATACATGGCGTAGCGCGGCACCTCGGGCATGGCGGTCTCGATCGCCATCGAGGGCAGCATCCAACTGCCGGACTGGAAGGTATGGGTGAAGGGGCCCGGTGCAGTGCCCGTCGTCGTGGGCGCGCCGAAAGCGGCCTTCAGCCAGAAGCCGAAAGCCTCGGCGTCGATCGGCACGACCACGTCGCCGTCGGCGGTCACCGCATCCTTGACCGGCGCCAGCGGATCGCGGCCGTAGCCGAGAAGTTCCGAGTTCAGCAGCGGCTGTTCCGCCCCCAGCGAGGTGCTGGCAAAGGGCATCCTCGTGTAGCCGCTGCCGGGCGGCGTGCCATAGGTCGTTTCGAAGGCGAGCGCCATCCGCGCCCGCGCCCCTTGCGCGCGTGCCATTGTGTTCTCCTGTTGTGAGTGGGGTCAGGCCAGCGGATCGGCAGTGGTGTAGTGCAAGACGACCGGGATCACCGCCGCCTTCAGGCTGGCGGCGCCCTCCACCGGCAGATCGACGGGCTGCGGTGCTTCCGCCGCGACCCAATCACAGAGACCGCCGAGCGTGCGATCGGTGGCGAGCGCCGTGCCGATGCTGGCGCAGAGCGCATCAAAGGCGGTGTCGCGGCCCGCGCCCTGCACGACCGCTTCGATCTCGGCGCGGTGCTGGTAGTGGTAGCGCAGAGGCGAGAGCGTCACCTCGGGCTCGCCCGGATCGCCGTCGCGCAGGATCAGCAGCCCGGCTGCCGGCACACGCTCGGGCAGCACCTCGCCGCGCAGGGCCGTGGCCGGCAGCGCCAAGAGCCGCGTGTGCAACGCGGCGAGGATCGTTTCGCGGGTGGATGGCATGGTGATCCCGGTTTGCCGGGACCAGCCCGGCTTCAGTGATCCCTGTCGGGCTTCGGTTCCGTGATAGCTGCGAGCCGCCGCGGCAGGTCCGAGCGGGCGTGCAGGAAATCGACGATGATCACCTGATCGGCGTTCTCGACGAAAATGACGAAGTGCTGACCGCAGCGGGCGAAGCGCAGATCCTCGCGCAGCTCCGGGCCGATGATCCGGCGGCAGTCCTGCGACAGGGCCGTACCGGCCGCGATCTCCGTGCAGCGGGCGATCAAATCCTCTTCATAGGCCGCCGCCTGTCGAGGGCCGAAGGTCTCGAGGGTCCAGCGGGCAATCTCGACGAGGGATGCTTCGGCCTGTCGTGTCAGGCGCCAGGGCTTGGGCATCAGGACGATTGGCGAGCAGTTGCAAAGGCGCGTCGGATCGCATCTTCGCCGCTGCCTTCGGCCAGATCGCCACGCCGGGCCTGTTCCAGCCCGGCCGCCAGCCGGTCACGCAACGCGCCGAGTTCGGCTTCTTCGCGTTCGAGCAGTCGCAGCCCGGCCCGCAAGGCTTCCGAGGCGTTCTGGTAACGCCCCGACGTCACCAGCCGGTCGACCAGTGCGGATTGGGTATCGGTCAGAACGACGTTGCGGGTGGCCATGCGAGTCTCCATCGAGTTCTATGGCAATATATGCCAATGCCTCGAGAATGTCGACCGCCGCTCAGGATGAGTTCTCGCCCCAATTGGCCACGATCAACCCCGGCAGCGCTCTCTCGATTGCCCGCGCATCCCGCACCAGATCGAGACGCTTGGGCAGTTTCACCTGCGGTACCAGCAGAAAGATCACGGCCGTCGCCCGGCCTTGCAGCCGGCTCGAGACGCGACCATCCTTGTGCCGGGTGATGTTTTCACGCACGCGGCCGGACTTGCTGACACGAACATTGTCAGCAATCAGCAGGCTTGGACCCGCCCTGCGATAGACGAAGCGCAGGTGCATGCCAGTGCGACGCTCCCATTCGCCGGGCGTGATCCTGCCGCCGCGAAGTGATTTGCCCGCCGCCGGCATCGGGATCGCCAGCCAGAAGCCAGCCTTGGAGCGGATCAGCGGGCCGGTATCGTGCGCGCCGACAATGACCGGCGCCTTCGACCAGACCAGCGCCGCGGCATTGAGGCTCGGTCGGCCTTTCGGATACTGCGCGGAGCGAATGGTGCGGGCAAGCCGTGCCCCGAGACCCGCGCCGGTGATCTGCGCGCGCCAGTCGGCCTTGAGGCCGGTACCGGCTTCGCGCATTGCCGCCGAGACCGCCTTTTCGCCAGCGCGGGTTTCAGCCTCCATGATCCGGGCGATGTCGCCGACGATGCTGATGCCGAACTTCATGCGGGCCTAAGATCCACGGTCCAGACGAGCCGTTCGCGGTCACGGATGGGTTCACCCTGAATGAGGAAGGCATCGCCATCGATCTCGATGCGGTCACCGGGGCGCGGGTTCGCCACCTCGGCGAGGCGCAGATCCAGCCGGGTGGTCTCGGACCAGAGCCGGGCATCGCCGAAGTCGGTGACGGCGTCCGGCCGGCGCAGGATCGCGCGGACCAGCGACGGCGCGCCGCCCTCGGCGGTGTAGACGACGTCACGCGCCAGATGCGCATCGGCAAAGAGCGCGTCGAGAGCCGCGGCAAAGGCGGTCATCAGGTCCGTCTGGCCGAGCGCAGCACCTGCGGGCGGGTGCAGATCGGCAGCGGGTTGCTCTCGATCTCGAGCCGGACCCACTCGTCGCGATCCCGGTCGGGGATCGTGCGGGCGTAGAGCGGCTGGCCGAGCGTGTTCACCGTCTCGAAGGTGTCGGCCGGGGCATAGTAGATCTCGAAGAGGCCCTCGATGCCCTCGGGATAGAAGAACGCCTTGTCGGTGGGCACGGTGAAACCGACGCCGCCCCGGTACCGGCGGAAGGTGATGCCGCCGAAGCTGACCTCGTCGGCGACGCGACCGCGCAGATCGGCCGCGGCAGCGGTGTTGAGATAGGTCTCCCGCACCTCCTTGTGGGCGACGAGATCGGCAAAGAAAGCCGAGCCGCATTCGGCGCGGACCTGCACGGCGCCGGCCGAGAGCCCGCCCATCGAATCCTCGACGCTCTCGATCAGCGCCTGGCAGCGCTTGCGCAGCGCCCCCGAGGCCGGGCTCGCGTTGTCGAGGTCGAAGTCGATCTCGGTCGCGGGCGTGATGCCGAACTCGGTGAAATAGTTCACGACGGTGGCGTGGTCCTTCGGGTCCTTCACCAGCCCCTGGATGCCGTTCAGGAGGTGGTACTCGAAGGTCGTCTCGGCGTCCTGGCGGAGCTTGCGCAGCCGGTAGGCCACCTCGGTCTGCACCTGCTGGGTCGCGCTTTCCGAGCCGAAGTCGCGGACGGACTGGATCTCGGAGGCCCAGAGCACGTCCTGCTTCTTGAACTGCCGGCAGACGAAGGCGCGCATCTCGCGCCGGTCGGGCACCTGGCTCTCGTAGGCCGAGCCGCGTTCGGAGAACGGGATCAGCGAGAGCGTGCCGTCCCGGCTCTCGATCACGACGGTGCGGGAGCGCACGCCGCGCGGGCTGAAGAGGGCCGAACCCGAAAGCAGCGCGGGCTTGTAGGGGATGTTTTCGAGCGCGCGCGTGAGCTCGACGATGGTGAAGGCATCGCCTTCGAAGATGTCCATGGTGGCCATGAGGATGCCTCCTGTCGGGATTGGATCAGCGGACGAGGATGTCCGCGGCGAGGAGCGCCGTATGGGCGGCCGCGATTTCGCCCTCGCTCGGCGTGCCGGCGAAGACGAGGTCGTGGCGGTTGACGATGGCGGGACCGCGAATGAGCGCGACGGCCGGAGCATCGCCACCGGACGCATCGGCCTTGCCCCAGAGCACGGCGACCGCGGTCTCGGTGCCGTCGACGGCGGCCGGGTCGTGGGCGGCGTATTTGCCCGAAGCGTTGATCTTGCCGAGCACCGTGCCGGGCTCGAGCGTGCCGGAGGCGACGGTGATCGTCTCGCGGGTGTAGTCGCGGAAGGCTTCCCAGACGAGGAAGCCGCCGGGGTGCGTGGCCTCATTCAACGTGGTCATGGTGTCATCCTTTCAGCTTGAAGGTGCGGGCGACGATCTCGCCCCAGGGGCGCGCGGCCGATTGGCGGCCAGGCTGCGGGTGATGGGGCGCGATCTCGGGCTCGGCCTCGGCCTTCGCGGCGAGGAGCGCCGCGCGCACCTCGTCGAGGCTGGCGTCCTCTTCGAGGAAGCGGCCGGCCATCAGCGGCTGGCCCCCGAGGCGGCAGAGGTCGACCACGGCGCGGGCATGCCCGATGGCCTGCGCGCGGATCGCGGACGGATCGGGTGGCGTCCGGCTCGGCGGCGGGGTTTGGGCGGACGGCTCCGGGGTGTCGGGTGCGGCGACCTCGTCGTCCTCGGCCTGATCGCCGTCGGCGACGTCGTCGGTGGCCTCGGCGTTTGTGCCGTCGGTATCGTCGCCAGGCTCCGGCTCGACTTCGACCTGCTCCACCAACACCGGCGGCGCGTTGCGGAAGCGACCGATGTCGAAGTTCGCGGCGATCCGGACAGGCTCGATCAGCCGGTCGGCGAAGCCCTGCGCCACGGCATCCGCGGCATCGAACCAGGTCTCCGCGGCCATCAGCGCGGAGACCTCCTCCGGCGTCCGGCCGGATTTCGCGGCGTAGCCGGAAACGAGGCTGCCCTTCACCTTGTCGAGCGCCTCGGCCATGGCGCGCATGTCCTCGGCCGTGCCGATGACGAGGCCGGCCGGATCGTGGATCATCAGGAAGGCATTCTCGGGCATGACGATCTCGTCACCCGCCATCGCGATGTAGGAGGCGGCCGAGGCGGCGATGCCGTCGATCCAGACCGTGACCGTACCCTCGTGCCTCTTCAGTGCGTTGTGGATCGCGACCGCATCGAAGACCGAGCCGCCGGGGCTGTTCAGCCGCAGATCGACGGGCATGCCGTCCGGCAGCGCGCCGAGTTCGGCCAGAAAACCCTTCGCCGAGACCCCGTAGGCGCCGATCTCGTCATAGATCGCCACTTCCGCACCGGTCCCCCGGGCGCGGATCGCATACCAGCTTGCCATGTCGTCACTCCTGTTCGGTGTCCGGATCGGTCGCTGCCACGCCGTCGTCCGTGTCGTTGCCGGCGCCCGGGTCCGGCCGCGTCGCCGGCGTTGCGCGGGCGCCCTGCGTCTCGCCGGGGCTGGTGCGGTAGTGCAGGCCGAGCCCCGTCGCGCGCGCGGCGTCGGCGGCGTTCTCGCGGTCCACTTCCTCGATGTCGTAGCCGGTGGCCTCGACCACCTTGCGCCGCGAGGTGATGCCGGCCTCCATCGCCAGCACCTGCGCCTGGATGTCCTTCAGCGGATCGACCCAGTCCCAGCGTGGCGGGATCCATTGCACCGGCCGCGCCGTCGCGGGATCGGCTTCGAGCGCGCCCGACAGCACGGCGGTCTCCAGCCAGCGTATCCAGACCGCGCGGCAGAGCTGGTGCACGATCACGCCATGCTGCAACTGGCCGATGCGGCGACGGAACTCGACGAGTTCTGCGCGCAAGGATGAGTAGTTCGCCTGTCGGACATCGCCGGTGACGAGGTGATAGGGCAGCCCCAGCGAGGCCGAGACCGCGAGCAGCGTGCGGTACTGGAACGCCTCGTAGCCGCCGCCGACATCCGCCGGCGACGAGAATTTCACGTCCTCGCCCGGCAGAAGCACCTGCATCGTGCCGGGCTCGAGGCTCGCGATGGCCGCCCCGTCGAGATCCGCCTCCGTCTCGCCCATCATGGGCTCTTCCGGCGCGGTCTTGGTGATGAAGCCCGCGAACATCGCCGCGGTCTTCTTCCGGTCGAGCTCCGCGTCGTCGTACTGGTCCAAGAGGAACAGCCGCACCATCGCCGGCGCAATATGCGGCAGCCCCCGGATCTGGCCCGCGTCGATGGGGCGATAGATGTGCAGCACGTCCGCCGCCGGCACGCGCACCATCTCCGGAATCACGGCCCCCTGGTCGGTGCTATCGCCCGGGTGGCGGCGGCGGAAGTGATAGGCCACCCGCTGCCCGATGGCGTCGAACTCGATCCCGCAGCGGATGCGGTTGCCGTTGGCCGCCGTCTCCGTCTTCTCGAAGGGAAGCATCTCCGACTGGAGAAGCTGCAACTGCACCGGGACGAGCAGTCTGTCCTCCGCACGCCGAGGTCGGAGCCGGACGAAGCATTCGCCCGCGACGAACATCTCGCGCGCGACCATGGCCTGCAGGCCGTAGAAGTCGGTCAGCCCATCGGCGTCGGCCTCGTCGGTCCAGGCGAGCCAGAGCCGCTGAACCCGGTCGCGGAGATCCGCGTCTCCGATGAGCGAGGACGGCTTGATCCCGTCCCCGACCAGGTTCGCGGCGAAGGCCTCGCAGGCATTGGCGGCATAGCCGTTCGTCACCACCAGCTCTCGGGACCGCGCGAGCAGACGCGGCCCTCCGAAGGCGACCAGCGCGTTGATGTTCTCGAGCGGCGGGTTCCAGCCCCGGAGCCGGCGCTTCGCCATGGCGCCTTCGAGACGGGCGCGCACGGCAGCGGGGCCGCCGGTGGGTCGTCGGCGGAAACGGTCGAAGAGGCCCATGGATCAGAGCCCCTTCGCCGTCGTCACGCGCACCTGCCGGACGATCCGACGCCCCTCGGCCGCGGCGATCTCGCGATCCAGCGCCTCGATGGCCCGGTCGATCTCGGCGACGCTGCGATAGTCCACGGTCTTGCCGTCATAGCTGACCCGCGCCACGCCCGAGGACCGCTGCGCGGTCAGCGCGTCGCGGCGGGCGCGGAGCTCTGCGGCCGTGGCCATGGATCACCTCATGTAGCTCGAGCGCACCGTGCGCCGGCGCGGCGTCGTTCGGGTTGGAGTGGATGGTGCCGTCGCTGGACCGGCCTCGGGCCCGTCCTGCTTCGCCACCCCGAGCTGCGCTTCCAGATCGGCCCACCGCGCCTCGGGCCAGCGATCCGCCCCAAGGATCCACGCGGCCGCGCGGGCATAGACCCGGTTGTCCAGTGCCTCGTTGCGCTCGCGGAGCTTCTGCCATTCGAGCCGCGTGAAGCCACGCTTGCCCTTCACCGTCACCAGCTGTTCGGCGGTCAGCTGCTTCAGCCATTCCCCGTCCACCCAGTCCGGCAGGTGGATCGTGCCGGGCGGACACAGCGCGCCCACCGCCTGTTCCTCCCTCGTCGGCCGGTCCTGCCGCAGGAAGCGATAGGTCTCGGCCTTGAAGGTCGAGGTCGCCACGGTCCAGAGCCGGGCCCCGCGCCGGAGCCGTTTGCCCGCGACGGTGGCGTCGACATAGGTGGGTCCGGTAACCGGGCTCGTCCGGGTGAACCCCTCGACGCCCTTCACCGGTGCCACCTGCGCGAAGCCCACCTGGCGCGACCACGCATAGACCGCGCTGGTCTCGTAGCCCGTGTCGATCGCGAGCCGGGCGAGCGTCATTCGCTGACCCGAAGCATGCGTCCATGTCCGCCCGAGCAGATCCGTCAGCTGCTGCCAGCAGGCCGGATCGCCGGGGCCGCCCTCGAGCACGAGGTGATCCACGAGCCAGCTTTCCAGAGCCCGACCCCAGGCCCAGACGTCGACCTCGATCCGGTCCTTCTGCACGTCGGCTCCGGCCGCCAGGAACAGTCCACGCTCGGGCACCGTACCCGGCGCCCATGCCTCGCGCCGGTCCGCCAGCCGCTGCCAGTCGGGCGCCTCGCCGGTCTCCATCCAGGTCTCGCCGAGGATGGTGTTCCGGAACGCCCGCATCGCCTCGTCGCTGCCCCGTGCCGCTTCATGCGCCCGCGCGATCCGCTGCCAGCTGAGCCACCCGACCGGCGAATAGAGCGCCGAGAGGTGATAGCCGACCGTCGCTGGATCGGCGGCCGTGGCGGTTGCCCGCCACTCGCCGCGCTCGAGCATCCGCGTCTTGTGGTGCTCGGCGATGGGCCGCTCGCAGGCCTCGCAGAGATACTCCGCCGTCTCCGGGCGCCCCTTTTCCCAGCGCAGCCGCTCGAACTTCAGCCACTGCATCGCGTCGCAATGCGGGCACGGCACGAAGTACCGCCGCTGGTCGGACGCCTCGAACTCCCGCTCGATCCGGGAGAGCCCCCGGATCGTCGGCGTCGAGACCAGGAACACCTTGCGCCGGTGCGCGAAGGTCAGCGAGCGCGCCTCGGCCAGAGTAACCGGATCGCCTTCCTCGTCGGCCGAGGCCGGATAGGCGTCGACCTCGTCGAGGAAGATGTACCGCGCCGGAGTGGATCGGAGCCCGACCGCCGAGTTCGCACCGGTCATGATCAGGATGCCGCCCGCGAACTCCTTCGACAGCATCGTGTTGCCCGCGTCGCGCGAGCGCGCGGGCTTGACCCGCTCCCGCAGTTCGGGGCTCTCGTCGATCAGCGGGTCGATCCGCTGCCGCGAGTTCCGCTTGGCCAGTTCCACCGTCGGCTGGACCGCAAGCATCGGTCCCGGCGCCTGATGGATCACGAAGCCGATCCAGTTGTTGCCGGCCTCGGTCGCGCCGACCTGCGCGGCCTTCATGAACACGATCCGCTGCGTGGTATCGCCGGGCGAGAGCCGGTCCATGATCTCGCGCATGTAGGGCGTGCGGACAGTGCGGTACTGCCCCGGCTCGGCCGAGGCGCGCGACGCGAGTTTCCGGTGGCGGTCGGCCCAACTCGAGACGGTCAGGTCCGGGTCGGGACGCAGGCCCCGCGACCAGGCGCGGAGCAGCGCGGCGGCGCCGTCGAACCCGACAAGATCGTCATCCAAGTCCGGGACGGATCTCCGCAAGGCTGTCGAGCTGGGCGCGGACATGGGCCTCCAGAACCTTCTGCATCAGCGCCGCCTCCACCTCGTATGTGTCTCCCAGCACCGCGGTGAGCTCGGCGGCCATCAGCGCGGCAACCCGCGCCGGCCAGGTCACCCAGGCGTCGCGTTCGTCGCGCGCGAGCCGGAACATCAGCGTCTCCGCCCGGGCGCGGTCGACCAGTTCCCCCTTCAGCTTCTGGAGCCGGATACGCCGCTCCTGCGCCTTCAGCACCTCGTTCGCGGTCTTTGCCTGCAGGAAGGTCGTGCCGCCGCCGACGGCGGGAGCGGACAGCCCCTGTTCTCGTAGCGTGTCACCGACGGCGGCGACGGCGGCCTCGGGCACGGGCTTCAGCTTCGGCGCGGGCGGCTTGCGAGTCTTCGACGGGTCCGTCGTCTCGGTCCGAAGCCGGTCCGAGGTTGCGGCATCGATGCTGCCATCCTCGTGTAGGACGAGCCGCCCGGCGGCCTTCGCCTTCTGGATCGCGCCGCGCGACAGCCCGACATGGGCGGCGTACTGGCGCTCGCTCATGCCCTGCATCGCCAGCCCCGTTTATCATTCAAAGTCAGGTGCTTATCGAGTTGATAAGCCTCGCGGACAGAGCGAACTTCGATCCCACAAGGACGATGCAACTCACCCGGAGCCACCACGATGACCACCCGCCTGAACCCGATCACCACCCCGCGCTTTGAGGCCCGCGCCGAGAAGGCGCGCCGGAACAAGGAGGCGGCTCTGAATGCCTTCATCGGCAAGAAGGCCGAGATCGACGAGATGCTCGCCCGCCTGCAGGCGCTCAGCGACGAACACTTCAACTGCAACCCCGACGAGGTGGGCTGGGCCATGGTCGGCACCCTCGAACACTACGCCAGCCTCCTCAAGCGCATCACCGACAGCGCCTTCGGCGAGGGCGAGCACGCCCGCTGATCTCCGGCACTGCCGGAACTCCCGCCGCGCGCCCTGCGCGGCTCGGGGTCGTAGGAGGGGCGCGACGGTCGCAGCCCCGAAACCGGAGATCCCAGATGACCAAGCTTTCCGACACCCAACTCGTGATCCTCAGCGCGGCTGCTCAGCGCGAGGACCGCAACGTCCTGCCGCTCCCCGGCTCCCTCCGCGGCGGCGCCGCCGCCAAGGTGGTCGGCGCGCTGCTGAAGCGCGGGCTGATCGCCGAGACGGCGACCGACAGCCAGACCAAGGCCGACGCCGCGCTCAACCGCATCTGGCGCAACGACGAGGACGGGTGCGCGATCCTCCTGCACATCACCGACGCGGGCCTCGCCGCCATCGGCACCGAGCCGGTAGGCGGCGACAGCGCGCCCTCGGGCACCGACGCTGCGCCATCCTCGGAAGAGGAAGCTCCCGCCGAGGCCGACCCCGCGCCCAAGGCGCGCACGCCGCGCACGGGCACCAAGCAGGCCGCGCTGATCGCGATGCTCCGCGCGCCGGAAGGCACGACCATCGACGAGATCGTCGAAGCGACGGGTTGGCGGCCGCACACCGTTCGCGGGGTATTTGCCGGGGCCCTGAGAAAGAAACTCGGCCTCGAAGTCACCTCCGAGAAGGTCGAAGGCCGCGGCCGGGTCTACAGTCTGCCGCGCGACTGACGAAGTTCATCAAGCGCGTACAGGAGCTGCGGGCGGTAGTAGCCCGCGGCACTCTCCGTCTCGAGATCAACTTCAGAGGCGCATGTCGATCCGGCCTGGGTCTTTCGCTCAATGCGCGGAGCGCAGCCAGCAGATTACCTCCTCCGCGTTTCGGTCAGGCGGAAACACCGGATAGAAGGCCTTCCGGATCTCGCCGTTTCGAATAATGACGGTGACCCGCTTGAGTAGCGTCATCCCGTCGACAACAAATCCTGGAAGCCCAAGGGACCTCTGCAACTCGAGTTGCGAATCCGAGAGCAACGGAAAGGGAAGGTGCATGCGCTCCGCGGCCTCCCTCTGATACTCGGTCGTCTGCGTCGACAGACCGAACAGATGGTCGACTCCAAGACATTTCAACTGCTTGAAATGGTCTCGAAAGGCACAGGATTGAGGCGTACAGCCGCGAGCGCCGGGAATGGCGTCCCAACCCGCGGGGAGCGCCAAACCGGGTCTTCCTGTCATTGGATAGACATAGACCACGGTCGTTCCAGAAAGTGACGAGAGGTCGACTTCTTCTCCAACCGTAGAGGCGAGCATTACGGCAGGCACGCGACGGCTAGGCAGGTGGTCTGCAGCGCCGTCGTCGATCGGCTCCGGAAGCTTCGTCCAGTCAACGTCGTTCAGATTGGTCATTGGGCGTATGCCTCCCACTACCCCGGTTTCCGGAGCGAAATACACGAAGTGGCTGGGCCGCGCCCAATCTCGCGCTCGGAGAATTTCTTGTGGCGTGCTGAGAAATTGTCCTGGGCAGCGGTGGCGCCTTATACACTCCTCACCCGGATCGCTTCGAACAGTCGCCGCAGAGCGAAGGACCGTGCGAGGCTCACCACTGTGAACACCGCCCCCATCTTCAGGTTCTGCGCCAGCGTCGTGTGCAACCCGAAGACCGGAAAGATCAGGATCTGCGTGACGACCGCGACGCCGTAGCCGACCGCCACGTTCGCGATGGCCTCTATCAACGACATGGCCCGGCTCTGCTTCATGCCAACCCCTCATCGATCGGCCAGCAGTTGAGCTGCGAGAGTTCGGAGCGCATGCGCCGCGACCAGCGGGACCACTCCGTTGCCGCAGAGCCGAAGCCGGTCCACCCGGTGGGCCAGCCCATCAGCGCCTCGACGAACAGCGGGTTCAAGGTCCGGGGCGTGTCGCAGAAACTCGCGCCAGCCATCGGCGTCACCAGGACCTGGCGGCCAAGCAGGCCGTTCACCGGCGTGTTCGCGAGGCTCGTCGCTCCGTCCTTGTGATCCCGCGCAGTCGGCGTCATCCACAGTTTCATCATCTCCGTCCGGTTCCCGCCGCTCGAGCGTGTCCCCGAGCAGGCGCGCGGGGTCGGCCAGGTGGTCGCGCTCGCGATGGGCGAGGATGAAGAGCCGCTCGCGCTTGTGGGGCGCACCGACTTCCGCCGCCGTGAAGAGGCCCGCCGCGAGGCGGTAGCCCATGCCGACCAGTCCTCCGGCGACTTCGGGGAAGCCGAGGCGGAGATGATGGGCGACATTCTCGAGGAACACGAAGGGCGGCTCGGTCTCTCCGACGATCCTGGCGACATGCGGCCAGAGGTGCCGCGGGTCGTCCGCGCCCCGGCGCTTGCCCGCGACGGAGAACGGCTGGCACGGATAGCCCGCAGTGACGATGTCCACCGCGCCGCGCCACGGGCCGCCGTCGAAGGTGGCAACGTCGTCCCAGACAGGCGCCGGATCCAGGGCCGCGTCTTCCATCCGCGCCACGAGAATGGCCGCGGCGTAGGCGTCCCGCTCGACGTGACCCACAGTGCGATATCCGGGGCATGCGAGGTGCAGCCCGAGGTCGAGCCCGCCGGCGCCGGAGCAGAGCGAGAGGCCGAAGAGGCACGCTTCGCCGGCTCCGGAAGCGCGTCCGGAGGAAGATATAGCCATGCCATCCACTCCGTCAGGCCGCGTGGGCCCCCTCGGCCGCGGCCGGGGTCTCGCCCATCCGCTCGGCCTTCACCTCGGCGAAGGTCCGGCCATCGCCGTCGAGGATCGCGTCCTTGCCGGTTTCGGCCTGCCAGCGCTCGATGGCGACGTCGACATAGGCCGGGCTGATTTCCATCGCGAAGACGCGCCGGCCATTGGCCTCGCCCGCCATGATCTGCGAGCCCGAGCCCGAGAACGGCTCGTAACACAGCCCGCCGCGGGCGACGTGCTGGCGCATCGGAATGCCGAAGGCGTCGAGCGGCTTCGGCGTCGGGTGGTCGGGGCGCTCGTCCTTCGCGAAAGACGGCATCTCCCATGTCGAGGCCAGTGTCTGCTCGGCGACCTTCGGCGGGCGGTTCGGACGGCGCCAGCCCATGAAACACGGCTCGTGCTTCCAGAGGTAGTGGGACCGGGTCAGGACGCCGCGGTCCTTCACCCAGATGATCTGCTGGTGCACGAAGGCACCCGCCTTCTCCCAGCAGGCCTCGAGCATCGCCTGGCGGCGCGAGGCGTGCCAGCAGTACCAGGCGGCGTCCTCGGTGATCGCCTCGGCGACCGCCGCAGCGATGAAGCCGTCATAAAGCTCCGCGCCCTGCGAACTGTCATCCCAGGTGACGCCGTAGGACTGGCTCCAGTCCTTGTTCCGCGTCGGGTGGTTCGATCCGTCGTAATCGACGAGATACGGCGGGTCGGTGGCGAACAGAACCGCGCGCTCGCCGTTCATCAGCCGGCGGACATCAACGTGGTTCGTGCTGTCGCCGCACAGCAGGCGGTGACCGCCGAGGATCCACAGATCACCCGGGCGGGAGGCCGGATTGCGCGGCGGCTCGGGGATGGTCACCGGAGGCACAGAGCCCCCGGCGCCACCTTCTTCTTCACCGCCCCCGTCCGGATCGAAGGCCAGCAGCTTGTCGAGTTCGCCGTCGGAGAACCCCACCAGCGACAGATCGTAGTCGTCGGCCAGCAGATCCTGCAGTTCCGCCGAGAGCAGCGCCTCGTCCCAGCTTCCGAGTTCCGTCAGCTTGTTGTCCGCGATGCGGTAGGCCCGGCGCTGCGCCTCGGTCAGATGGTCCAGCACGATCACCGGCGCTTCGGTCAGCCCGAGCTGCGTCGCTGCCAGAACGCGCCCGTGCCCCGCGATCAGCTCGCCGTCCTCGCCGACGAGACACGGCACGGTCCAGCCGAACTCGGCCATGCTGGCGGCGATCTTCGCGACCTGGTCGGCCCCGTGCACCTTCGCGTTCTTCGCGTAGGGTTGCAGGCGCGCAAGCGGCCAGGTCTCGATCCGCTCGGGGGCGAAGGCGAGGGTCATGTGGGTTCCTGTCGATGGTCGATCGGCATCGGCCGGGATGGACTCCGGCACGGTGGGGTCCACCGGCTTCCGGCTGGACTCCGGTATCCGCGGGGTATCCACCCCGCGCGGCCGGTCAGATGTTTGAATTCACGAGGGTTTCGTGGCGTCGCGGCTGGCCGCTGGACTCCGGTGGCTTCCCAAAAATCCGGCCCTGTCGCTGGCGAAATGCCGAGCCAAGCCCGCCAGCATACGTTTCGGGCCGAAAAGGAACCGGAAAACAACGGCTTGGCGGCCTGGACCCCGGAGGCCAGCCCCGGTGTCCACTTCGGGATGAGCGTCGGTTCGCCCGAGCGCACGACCCCGAGTATATCGCCATGGATAGCGTCAGCAGGGCGATCCGTCTTGCCGTCCGGTGTCTCGCAGGAAAGTGTCTCGCGCGACAGCGAAGTCTTGACAGGTCGTCTCGATCACTTCGACCAGAGACTGCGCACCACCGGTTGCGTCCTTGTGGCTTACCGAGTCATCCCGTAACCACAAGGTGTTGTGACACCTCGCACGAACGATGTGGGGAGTGGAGCCGCCTGAGACGCATAGCGGACAATTCACGACGACGAAGACTGGGGCAAGGGCATAAGATGATTGTTCGAACGTCATTCCGTTGCACCACCTGCGGTCAGAACCACACGGTTCGGATCGGACTTGGCCATGAGACCTACCAAACACACTCCTTCAACTGCACCGGGTGTGGAGAAGAACTGATCGTCGGCTTGCGCGTTATCAGGCCTGAGGGTAGCCCGATTCCCCAGTTTGTCGGCGAGCCGGTCGAGAACGTGGAGCTTTCAGAAGAGGAGGCTGGAGCACCCATCGTAAACGTTGACGCGAATTTCCTTGTTCCCTTGGAGCAAAGACATACGGACGTCATGTTTCCGAGGCTGACACAAATGCAGGAAATGATGGAAGTGGCCGAGGAGCATGGCTCGCTTGTGTCTTTTAAAGACTTCCCGAAAAACTGGCAAAATTCTCGCCCTTATCGCCAGGCTGACTTTGGTGAGGAGTGGAAGCTTCTTAAGAAAGCTTGGAACCTCCATCGCAATGGCCACACGAAGTTATCCAGAAAGAAGATCGAGGAGGGATCGGCGCAATTTTACGCCAACGATCCACTCAACAACCTAAACGACTGGCTTTGGCGCTTCTGTCTTTTTTTCACTCAACCCGCTTTTGAAGAGCCATTTCGTGAAGCATTCAAGATCGTACAAGACAACCGACAGAAGGCAGAATTCAAAGCGTTCTTTCAGGATTATGAGGAAAATCTGGCTCAAGCGCGAGCCGAGTCATATCTTTCGATAATGAGGGAGTTCTTCCTGGCTTATGACGACTTCTCTCAGGTGGTATTTCGAGTGAAGAAAGGGCTTGGGGTCGATACAGATGCCGCTGTTACATCGGCTCAGTTCGACAAAACGAAGATGTTCTATGGTAATGCGTTTGAGACGTACTCTTCACTGGTGGATATCTTTGCATACCTCAATAACGTCTCCCAAGGTCGCCCCTTCGACCAATTCCAAACGCTGACAAGGAAAAAATACCTGGAACTGGACAAGTCTAGCAGGTTTGGCCCATTTGATGCGACGCCCGCGCTCGCGGCTCTTTGCTTGGAGCGAGACAATCAACTGAGGAATGCGTCTCACCATGCTTCAATGAAGTTGGTATCTCCGGAGAACAAGGTGATTTATCGTTCCGGCAAGGGGGGCACCGGACCTGAGCAGGAGATTGGCTATGCTACGTATCTCGCAAAATGCTCAACGCTTTTTCTTCAAATAGTTAACCTATTTCGTTTCGAGATCATGCTCTTTGAGGTGCACGGAAAACGCTTTCCCGCATAGCGACCCATAAAGTGGCGTGAAACCTACCGTCGCCAAAGAAATCTGCGCGGATCGGTTTCCGGCATCAAGTTGCGCCACGAACCACGAATTCCATTGATCGATTCCTCGGCACGCGCCTCCCGTTCAGCTGCCATACGATGACCGCGATGCCGTACTGCCAGCGCCGGTTCGCGGTGGCGCGGCTGATGCCCAGCTCCCAACAGATCGGCTTCCACGGCTTCCGGTTTGCCCGGAGCCAGAGCAGACGCGCATCGGCGGGCTCGAGCCAGCGCAGCCAGAGCAGAGCATCCTCAGCCTGCGTGATGTCACGCGGTCCGGGCTTCGGCCGACGGGTTCGGGGCTCCTGGCCGACTTGATCGGCGAAGCTGTGGAAATATTCTGGCCAGGCGTTGAAGTATCCCTGCGGCTTCACCTCGGGCAGCGACCGGAACACGTCGGCGGCACGCTCGAGCCGGTCCTCGACCATGGCGGGCGTCCAGTCAGCCATTGCTGGCCTCCCGGCTATCGGCGCGCTGGCCATAGAGCCTGTCGCCCAGTTGGCGGACCAGTTCGCGCTCCGGCCAGGTGAGGCGCGGATCGTCGATGGACACCGCCAGCAGCCCTTGGTCGTGCCAGCCTTCCTGCTTGACCCGATCTGGGTCGCGACGGGTGCCGCCGTAGCCTCGGGGATACCATCTCACGCGAGCCCCCCGTTCGTCTCGATCGCCCAATGCAGAATGGCGATGGCGTCGGCCTCGTTGTCGTCGGCGGGCGAGAACCCACGGGCACGTGCCGCGGAAATCATCGCCTCCTTGTCGGCGGTGCCCCGGCCTGTCGCATGCTTCTTGATCGTGCCGACCGAAACGCCGCTGTAGGGAATGCCGCGCAATTCGGCCCATGTCGTCAGCGTTGCGAGGAGACCGCCATAGACATGGGCCGCGTCAGTTCCGACATGCCGCCGCACCTCCTCGAACCAGACCGCAGCGATGGGACCGGACAGCCGGTCGATTTCGGTCAGCCAGTTGGTGAAACGCAGATAGCGCATCCCGCCGCCGTCGAAGCGTCCGGGGCGGAAGGATGCAGTGCCGCTGGTGATCAGTCCGTCATGGCTGCGGAGCGCCCAGCCTGTCGTGGTGCCGAGGTCGAGGGCAAGGATGCAGGAAGCAGATTGGCGCCCCTGTTCGGGGCGCAGCTCCGGCGCGGCTGTGTTCAGGTTCATGGTGAAGGCTCACATGGATAGTGGGCCTTCGGCTTTGGTCATGGCCAGAGAATCACGTCATCCGCGCCCATTCAAGAAAAATGCGTGCGGCTGAACGTTGGTCCCACCTGGCCCGGCCTGGTCCCACCTTGCGATCGAAGTGGGACCAGAATTTTTCAATTGAAAACAACGCTGTCCCCACTGGTCCCACTTGGTCCTACCTTCTCCCTTACGTCGTATGAGGGAGAATGAAACCGGCCGGGACATACATGCTCCATACAGGAAGGAAGGAAGTTGGTGGTCCAAGTGGGACCAGTGGGGACAGGATTGATCTTGAAGGGTTTTTCTTGTCCCCACCTTGGCGCCGAAGTGGGACCGCGCCCGAAGTGGGACCAAGGAGAAGTGCAAAAGGGGCACCCGCGCGGATGCCCCTTCATGCCTGACCGGCGGATGCCTTGCGGTCAGCTGACGCCTTGCGGTTTGCGATAACGCCATTCACGGGCCACCCCCGCGCGGTTTCGGTATCGCTCCCAATCCCGCGACTTCAGCCAGGCCCCAACGCGCATCTGATCGCCCTTGGTCCATTTCGCGGGCTCGATCCCGAGGGCGCCTTCGAGAATCTCGCCCACCGACACATCGCGGATCGGCTCGGGGCGCTCGAACTCTTCCTCCTGCCAGTCGTCCCAGCCGGCGTGGCCGCGATTGACGCTGCGGGTCTCGTGGGTCAGCCAGCGGTCGATACGGGCATCCCAGGCATCCGCCTGGTAGCGTGCTTCCTGCGCCGCGGCGGCCTCGGCAAGAATCGCCGGATCCTCGATCCACCAGATCGCGCCTTCACGGAAGCGATGGACGGCTTCGGCCCAGAGCTGGTCGCGATCGCGAGCCAGCCCCGCGATGTCGATGGTGCCGCAGCGCAGCGGCCAGAAGCGGCGGTTGCCGGTCTCGTCGCGCAGATAGGTGTCGGGGTTCACGGTGCCGGCGAAGACGCACTGGCGCGGCACCTCGACAGTGTAGCGACCGTATGGCGGGCGGAAGCGGTCGGTGGTGCGGGTCAGGAAGGCCTTGATGCGCGAGACCTCGGCCCTGCCGATGGCGTCGAGTTCGGCGATTTCCACGATCCAGACGCCCTGCATATGGATGGCCGCATCCTTGGACCCCAGCTCGGGGAGCTCGTCGGTGAACCAGGCTTCGCCCGCCAGCACCTTGATGGCTGTCGACTTGCGCGCGCCTTGCGGGCCTTCGAGGATCAGCATGTGATCTGCCTTCACGCCGGGGCGGAAGATGCGCGCCACGGCCGAGATCAGCCAGAGCGCGCCGACGGTATGATGGAATGCGGTCGGGGCAGCACCGAGATAGGTGCTGGTCCAGGTCTCGATCCGGGGCGTGCCGTCCCAGCGGAGGTGCTCCAGCCAGTCACGGACGGGATGGATGCGGTGTTCGCGGGCTACGGCGCCGACGGCCCGACCGACCACGAGCGGCGCGACATTGACGCCGCGCAGCTGCAGCCATTCCGCGGTCCGGACATCGTCGGCGTCTTCCCAGGGGCGGGGAAACGGGCCGGTCGCGGCATCCCACGGCAGAGGTTGGCGCACGACGATCTCCTGGGAGAAGTCGTTGAAGGCCAGCACGCCCGCGAAGGCGATGTCGGATGTCAGTGCGATGATGACATTGGCCTCGTTGCGCTCGGGCGTTCCGGCCAGATCCTGTCGCAGGCGGTTGTACCAGGCAGGTTTGGCGATCCGCGCATGGGGATTGCCGGAGACGTTCACGCGCTTCACCAGTTCGGTCAACTGCTTGTCGAGGATCGACATGGCGATGCCGGTCCTGGTCTTGATGCGGGCGAGGATCTGGCGCGCGGGCAACGGGTCCAGCCGCGCAAGGGCAAGGCGGCCCAGAAGTTCGCCAAGGGCGGAGATATCGGGCGGGTTGGTCAGCGTATCGGCTGCCGCGACCAGGTCGGCGATGATGTCGCCCCCGGGTGGCAGCGCTTTCGTTTCGGCAGGCAGGTCTTCGCTCGGAAGCCTCTGGCGCGGTCCATAGTCCTCGGCGCGCGCCCCTCGCAGCAGGTCGTCGTTGAAATCGTCGCCATGGAGCGGGACCACGATCTCGTTCGGAATGTCGACCCGGTTCAGCCTGTCCGAGAGCGTGGCGGCCGCCTGGCGACCGGCATCGCCAGCATCGGCGTAGATGGTGACCCGCGTCGTGCCCCCGGGCCAGCGAAAACGCGCGAGGCCATCCGCGGAGAGCGCCGCCCAGACGGCGGTGCCGAAGAGCGCATGCGCCGCAAGCGCCGTCTCGATGCCTTCCGCGACACCGATATGGCCATCCTCCGGCATGGAAAACAGCCGAACGGCGGCCTCAGCGACCGAGCCCAGCATCTTCTTGCCGGCGGGGGCCTTGGCGCTGCCGTCGTCGAGCAGGAAGGTGCGGTGGATGCCGGGCGCGCGGGTGCCGTCGGCAATCCGCGCCAGCGCGATCAGCCCCGGCCAGCCGCGGCGGCTGTCGAAATCCGGCAGGTCGGGATGAAACAGCAGATCGGGCGACCCCGGGTCCGACAAGCCGCGTGCGCGCAGATAGGCCTCGCCCACGCTGCCTGACAGCGGGACCGCACCGGCTGTCAGCCGTGCAATCTCGAGCGCGGGGTCGCGCCTCACCGGTGGCGATGTGGGCGGCGCGCGGCGTTCTGGTGTGCCGGGCGCGACGCCTGCGATTTCGGCCGCCTCGGCGATCAGGGCGCGGCCGTCGAGCCCGGTCGTCTCCTCGATGGCGCTGATCGGACCGCCGCCCTGATTGCCGTCGAAATCGATCCAGTCGCCGGCATGCGGCCCGCGCAGCGTGATGACGCAGGAGCCCGTCTTGCGTGGTGCATCGCCACGGATATTGGCAAGCCGCCATTCGTCGCCAGACCGGCGTCCGCGCGGGAAGAGTCGCGGCACCCAGGCCTCTGCGGTGTCACGCAGCCGCTCGACGATCAGGTCCAGATCGTAGCGATCCAGCTGAGGAGGCAACGGCCGGACGTCATTGAGATCGATGACCGCGGCGCTCACTGGAATGCCTCCGGCTTCACCACACCGGCGAACCAGCTTCGATCGCTACGAATGGCAACAAAGCCGAAGCCCGGCCCGTGATGCCCTCGGTCCGGCACGATCCACAGGTCTTCGCCCTCGTCGTAGAACGCACCATGATCGGGTCCATAAAGCTCTGCGAGGAGGCGCTCCATCGGCACCTCGCGCAGCGCTGCCTCCAACGCGCGGACCTCTTCGTCGCTCCTTCCAGCCTTTTCCGCGAAAGCCCGCTGGTCCGCGTCCTTCTCGTCCGCCGGTCGCGGATCACGGGATCGATTCTGCAAGGTGCCCTCCTTTCGCAACGGTAATATCAGGCCAGCAGCACAAGGCCGCGCTCGGTGCGGGTGATCGCGGTATAGAGCCAGCGGCGCCGGTCGAGATCGCTGCGACCGAGCCCGTCGTCCCAGACGATCACGTTCTCCCACTGCGACCCTTGCGCCTTGTGGGCGGTGATCGCCCAGCCGAAGGTCGCCTCGGTCAGCAGGCGCTTCTCCTTGTAGTCGCGGTCATGGCGCTTGTTGTCGAAGGCGATGTGGTCCTCGAAGTGCCCCTTGTAGATGTGAAGCCGGCCCGGACGCCCGTCCTGATCCGGCTCGCCGATGCGGCGGCCGTCCTCGTCGTGGACGACAGCGGAAAAGTAGAGGCTGCCCTCGTCGACGATGTCCTCCAGCGTCACGAACATCCCGTTGATCAGCCCGAGATCGTTCTGGTTCTTCAGGCAGATGATCTTCTCGGCCGGCCCCGTGGGCAGCCAGGACCCACCGAGTCCCGCGGCAGCGCGCATCGCGTTGTTGATCTGCAGCCGCGTGGCGTTCAGCCCGCAGATCAGCTGGCCGCCGCGGAGCGCCTGTTCCGGCGAGATGTCGCCCTTGCGAAGCTTGGCGACATGATCGTCGTAGACGCCGAAGCCGATGGGCCGGCCCTCGCGCGCCATGGTGGCGAGACGGATGATCGCGCTCTCGGCCGCCTGACGGTGGATCTCGGTCAGCATCACGTCGGGCGCATCGCGGGTAAAGGCGCCTTCGCCCTTGATCGGCGGCAGCTGGCCGGGATCGCCGAGAACGAGGATCGGCTTGCCGAAGCTCATCAGGTCGCGCGCCATCTCCTCGCCGACCATCGACACCTCGTCGAGCACGATGAGCCGGGCATCCGCCGCGTCGCTCTGCGGATTCAGGGCGAAGCGCGGGTGCTTCATCGCCGAGAGCCCCTGGCGCATCGCCTCGATCGCGGCATCGGCCGTGGTGCGCGCGAACCCGGTCAGCCGGCGGGCGTCGCGTTCGGCGACCGCGATCTTGCGGGCGGCCTCCTCGATCTCCTCCTCGGTCGACTCGATCACCGAGTAGATCAGGCTGTGAATGGTGCGCGCGGGCGTGCCCTTGCGGGTCAGCACCAGCGCGGCCTTGCCGGTGAAGGTGGCGGTGACGACGCCGGGTACGCAGCGGCCGTCCTTCGCGCTGCGGTGGGGCGAGAGGCCGAGTTCGTCGAGCGCGAACTTCAGCACGGTGGTCTTGCCGGACCCGGCATAACCGAACAGGCGGAATACCTGCTGCTGCTCGGTTCGTGTCTCGAACCACTCCTTGATCTCGCGGATCGCGGCGGCCTGCGTGGCGGATGGGGTGAACTCGGTCATGGCTGGGGCATCTCCACTGTGTAATCCTTGACGATCCCGCCGCGGGTCGGATCGCCCACCTCGCACTGGCGGACGAAGACCCGGCGCCCGTCGGCGAGCTGCCGCCAATGACCGCGACGGATGTGCCAGCATGGGCTGGCATGGCTGCCGCCCTGCGGCGGGATGGCAGCGCGCAGCCGCACCGGGTCGACGGCGACCTGATGCCAGACCCAGCCGCGCACCCCGTCACGGGCGAAGGGCTTGCGCCGGGACGGGGCGATCTGGCGCTCGCTGACCTCGGCCGAGGTGGCGAGGATCGCCAGCGCGCGCCAGACGATGGCGGCGGCAGCCTCGCCGCATTGCCCGGCGAAAACCGGGTCCGGAATGGCCGGGTTGGTTTCGAATTCGGCGACACCGCCATCCGCAATCCGAAGCCGGACATGCACATCGGTCCAGCGGCGCGGATTGCGCCAGAGCGCCAGCCAGACCGCATCGATGCCGTCGGGCTGCTGGCGGGCATGGACGATCTGGCAGCGCATGTCGGGACCGCGATCACGCAACTCGAAGATCGTCTGCGGATGTGGCAGCCGCTGCGGACCGGCCGCGAGGCGGCGGGCCAGCGCGTCGACGTCATCGGCATCGAACCGTTGCTGATCCTCGAAGCGCCAGACCGGTGCGAACTCGAAGCCGTCCAGCTGGTCGGCGGCCCAGAACCGGGCGCGATGCGAGCGGATGATCCGCTTGAGCTCATAGGCGTTGGGGATCATGGCCGCTCTCCCCAGCACCTGCTGGCCCATGCGCAGGGCGCGTGCCACTTGCCACCTGCCATGCCGCCGCGACAGACGACGGCCATGGGATCGGTGGCGGCGCGCGGCAGCCACTCGCCCGCCTCGGTGGCGCGCACCACGGCAACCGCGCGGTCGGACATCTCCTGCGCCAGCCGCGCATCGAACGGCACCAGCTCGCAGTGCAGTTCCATGGTGTCGCGGTTCAGCGCGGTGAAGAGCGCCGGGTCGGGCAGGTCCATGTAAGCCTGATAGAGCGCGATCTGGGCGGCATAGACGGGCCGTGCGAGACTGACACCACGCTTGACCACGTCCTTCCAGCTCGAGGCCCCGAGCGCCTTGTTCTCCCACAGCGCGGGGTAATCCATGGCGACGGGACCCGAGACGAAGCAGCCGTCGATATGGCCCTTGAACCGGCCGGTGAGCGCCTCGAAGCCGAACTGGCGGCCATCGGGGCGTTCGGTGCGCAGATCGAACCCGGCGATCCGGAACCAGCCCGCGACGATATCCTCGGCCCGGTGACCCGCCTCGAAGATGCGCAGCGTGCGCGGCGCAAACTCCTGGCCCTCATCCTTGGCCGTGCCAAGGAAGTCGTACTGGATCTGGCGCAGGCAGTCGCGGCCGAGACCCGAGGAACTGACATAGGTGCGCGGACGCTCTGCGCGGCTGCGCGCGGACAGCGCCGTGTCGATGGCGGCGGACACGGCTTCCGCGATGGGCGGGCGTGGCGCACCGGCGCCGTAGAGGCAGCCCGAGCCATGGTTGAGGTCGATCATCTCTCGCGCTCCCAGAACCCGCCGGCCTGCGCGATGCAGGTCAGCTTGTGGAACTGCGCGTCCGTCAGCCGGGCGCTGTCGCCGAACCGCGCGAGCTTCTCGCGGAGGCTGTCGCAGAACTCGATCTCGAAGTCGGTGACGGCGTTCTCGGTGGCCGCCTCGAGCAGGTGCTTCCAGCTGCAGGACGCAGTGTCGTCGTTCAGGTCGATCATCGCGCCCCCCTCAGAACAGAATGGGGTCGTCGAGGGCCGTGCCGGTGCGCTCCTTGCGCGCGGCCTGGTCCTGCATGCTGTCGATGTAGCCGGTAACCGCGGCCTCGATCAGCCGGTCGATGTCGCCGGCGCTGCGGTCGAAGAAGGGCGCCATGAGCCCGAGATCATTGAGCGCTTCGGCGAACAGTCTCCGCGCATCGCGGATCGCCTGTGCCTCGCGGGCAGTCTTGTCGATCATGCCATTCATCCTTTGGGCAATTGCGCTGCCCGCGTCCTGACACCGGCGCGAGCAGAAGCGGTGATACGGGTGGCGATCCCAGCGGAGGCCGTGGCAGTAGCCGAAGCCGCGCGCCTCGCGGGCGCAGACGGCGCAGATCGTCAGCCGAGCAAGAGCATCGCGATCGGGTCCTCTTGCGGCCAATCCTGCCGGTGCAGGCGTTCCGACTGCAGGACGATCCAGCGCGAGATCGCATTGCTGGCCATGGCCTCGAGATCGCCGAGGCTGAGGCTTGCGACGGGTTGGTGCAGTCTTCCTCGGGCCTCGAGCCATGTTCCGATCTCCAGCGCGGCCTCGCGCGTCACATGCGCCTGTCATTCGTCCGGGGTCATGGCCCGGTCGCCCGGCCCAGCCCCATCGGGCACGGCGACGGGTGACCCTGCGGAACCACCCGACCGCCGCTTCCGCCGCGCCTCAGCCATTGAGCCAGGCGGGCATCGCGGGGGTGCCCGGCGCGGCGGTGGTGGGTTGCTGGGGCGCCTGTACCGGGGCCGAGTTTGCCGGATTCGCGGGCTGCGGTGCCGCACCCCAGTTCGGGGCCGCGGGCGACGGCTGCGCTGAGCCCCATGCCGGCGTCGGCGCCTGCCAACCCGGCGCCGCGACGCTCGCGGCCTTGCGCGGCGGGGCATTGACGGGCTCCGGAGGAACGGCTTCGCCACGCATGATCGGTGCGTGCTGCGGCTCGTCGGGCAGAACGACGTTGGCGATGCGGTTCTGGTCGCGATATTGCGGGTTGGAGGCAGGCTCGACCATGATGCGGGCGGCGAAGGTGATGCCGTCGAGATGCTTGAGCCCGGGCAGCACCCGCTTGGCCTTGGCATCGGGGCTCTCGTCCCTGGGATCGAGCCCGAGGGCGCTGTCGACCATCGCCCGAAACGTGGATTTCGAGATCTTCCAGCCGATCGACTGGCCCTTCTCATCGACCTTGCCGCCCGCCACCGTGAAGCTCTGCCAGAACTTCCGCCGGGCATGGAGCCCCTCGATGATGGTGAACTCGCAGTCCAGCATCTTCGCATCGCTCGACTGCGAGGCCTTGAGGAGCTTCGCGTCCATCGGGGTCGCGCCATCGACACCGCCGGGGCGCACGGTCAGGCGGACCTTGGCGAAGGTGCCGTCGGGGATCAGCTCGCCGATGGGGGCCATCTGCGGCTGGGCGTCGTTGAGATCGTAGCTCATTGGGTGTCCTTTCTCTGGATCAGGAGGCGAGTTCGGGTTGGAGGGCCGTGCGCCCGTCGATCCGGGCGAGCAGCGCGCCGAGGTCGGGCGGTTCGGTCATGTCGAGGCGGCCGGAGCGATCCTTGGCCGGCAGGCCCCAGGGGTTGCCAGAGCGGCAGACGAGGCGGCGCTCGGCGGCGGTCTCGTCCAGCACCCAGCCACCCTCGGCATCGCGGGCGAAGAGCTGCATCGAGACGACCTGGTCGACGATGCCGGGCAATTCTCGGCCGGCCTTGGAGCCTTCCATCTGCGGCTGCCAGGTAACGGCGCCGAAATCGTCGGTGACCTTTTCCAGCACGCCGACGAAGATCACGGTCTTGCCGCGCGCATGCTGAAGGTGCTTCAGCGCCTGGATGACTTCGCGCCCCAGCAGCCCATAGGCCCCGCGGACATCGGGCTTGCCGGTCCGGTCCGAGAAGGCCTCGGGCTGCTGGCGGGCATAGGCCATCGCCTGCCGCGTCAGATCGGTGATCGAGTCGACAAAGATGATGCGGCGCGCGGCAAGGAAGGCCTCGATGCCGCTGTCGCGATGCTGGGCCTGCAGCCACGCATGTCGCTCGGTCCCGTACCAGGACTGCGGATGCTGCGCCGGGTCCGGTCCGCCGATCAGCACGGCAAGATCGCGGAAGTCGGTGAAGCTGCGCACCGGGATCGATGCGCCGCGCCAGTCCTGTACCGACTTCATCCCGGCCTCGAGATCGAGGCAGACGGTTTCCTCGGCGGGCAGGGATTTCAGGAGCGTGGTCTTGCCCACGCCGGGCGGGCCGAAGATGGCGAGCGAGGTCTTGTTCTCGGCAGCCGAGAGCCGTTCGTCGGCGGTGATGATGCGGAAGGCCATGGGATTCTCCAAAAGATTGAAAGGGCGCGGCGGCGGGGGTGACCGGGTGCCGAAGGGGAACCTGCCCGGCGTTGCCGCTCGGGCGTCCCGCCGCCGCGCGTCACCGGTCTCGGGTCTCGAGCCGGAACACGGGTTTGCCGGTGGTCTCGGACCGGGCGGCGGCGAAGCCCTCCCGCATCGCCTCGGGCCAGGCGCCGAACCGGCGTTCCGGCACGCGATAGGCGATCTCGAGATATTCGGTCAGATCGTCGCCCGCCTCGCGGATCCGGGTCGCCATCACGGCCAGGCGGTCCTGATCCCATGTGACCTTCTTCGGCAGGTCGGCGATGACGGTGATGCCGTCGTCCTCGATCCGGACCGTGCCCGAGGTCTTGCCCTGAGCGGCGCGTTCGGTCGCGACGGCGGCCTCGTAACGCTGACCGATCCCGGCCTCGAGCCGATCCCGCAGCCGTTTGACGCGGGCGGTCTCGGCGAGCGCCGTCGTCTGCAGGTCCAGCAGCATCTCGGGCGGCAGCGCCGCGATGTCGCCGAGGGCGAAGCGGTCAAGGTCGTCGAAGCGGGGAGTGTTTTCTCGGTGCGGCATGGCGGGAACTCCGTTGGAAGGGAATGGCTGGGCCATCACGCGGCGCGCTTTGCGAGAAGCAGCGCCGAGAGCGAGGGAGCGGCGGCCTTCGGTCTGGGCCGAGCGACGGCGATGTAGGCGAAGCGGTCGGGGCCCACGCGCTCCTGTACGAGATGGACGAGGCCCTTCTCGAAGGCACCCAGCGCGGCCTGACCGAGATCGGCAAGCTGCCGGCGTTCGGGCTCGAGCAATGTCGAAATCACCGGCGTGACATCGATCCCGAGAAAGCCGCAGTGGTACTCGATCCTGGCGCCAGCTTCGGCCTGCGCGATCCAGGCGTAGAGCTCGACATCAGTGAGCCGCGGCCTCGCAACGCGGGCGCCGATTGGAGTTGCGGCGTCCATCAGCACAGCCGCGCAGTCCGCTGGTGCGTGGCACCATGACCGGTGCCCCGCGCCGGGTCCGCGGTCAGACGGCGGGGCGTGTAACCGACGCGCCCGACGGCCTCGCTGATCTTCAGCGCAAGCTGAAGCTGGCTCTGCTCGAAGGCCTCGACGTCGGCGAGCCGGTAGAGCACGCGCCCGCCGAGCTTGAGGAAGGCCGGTCCCTGGCCGCCATAGCGCCAACGCTCGAGCGTGCGATGGGAGATTCCCCAGCGCCGGGCCAGCTCTTTCTGGTTCAGGCAATGCCTCTGCAGCATCGGTGTCTCCTCTCGTTGTCGAGGAGACCATGTGCAATTCCACTGTGGGATGTCGTCAGGATTGGCGGGGGATGCAGAGGGGGATCAGTCGGCCCTTGCAGGGCTGGTACTTGGCCGCTGGCGGGGCGCCGTCATCCCCCACCATCCCTCACTCGTCCCCCTCCCGATCCCACGGGGGACAGGGCGGAAGAGGATCGGTCAGTCGAGATTCAGCCGGTAGCCGCCGCGGCGGTCGGACCGGATCAGCTGCCGCCAGTCCTTCTGCGACTTGAAGACGTCGGCCATACGCAGGCTCTTGGAGCCGGCGCGCAACAAGATCGCCTTGCCGTTCTGCCAGGGCGCACCTGCCTGCGCGGCCTCGTGCAGCGCGCGCACGACTTCCGCCTGGATCGGGCCCAGCTTGAACCGGCATCCGTTGCAGCGGACCTCGAAGTAGTCCGACGAGTGGATGAAGTTGGCCTCCTCCATCGCCTGTCCGCCGGGCGAGAACCCGGTCTCGATCTCGAAACGGTCGCGTTCATCGCGTCTTAGGAGCAGATCACCGATCATGACGAGGACAGGCTGCGCATCGCCCCAGGTCGTCGCGTAGTCGGCCTTCGGCGTCCGAAAGCTGTCGAGATGGACCTCGCCGCATCGGAAAAGCTGGAACACGTCGCGGGCGTGGAGATCGAGCAGGCCGCTGTAGTGGCTTTGCTCCCACGGCACTCGGTAGGGTTCGCCGTCGGCGGCTTCCTCGTAGTCGCCGAACTCGATCGGCACGCCGAACACGCGCGCCGACAGGCGGAGCTTGTCGTTCTCAGCAAGGTAGATCAGGTCGGCCTCGGTGATCTGCCAGCGCTCGAGGATCTCGGGGAGCGTGAAGTACGATTTGTCGATGTGCATTCACTGCCCTCCACGCCGATTCCGATGCCGGATGTTTACCTTCTGTTCTTATTCGCTTGACGGGCTTCGATCAATCCGATTTTATCCTATTTCATCCACAGATGGGTGGGGATGACATGACCGAGCAACACACGCTTTCCGACCGCCTCAGAGCCCGGGCTAACCAGCTCGGCATCAGTCCCGCCCATGTCGCCGAGATGGCCGGCGTGAACCGGTCCTTTGTCTATGACATCCTCCGTGGCCGCTCCGCGCGCCCCGGTATCGACCGCCTGGCCGAGGTTGCCCGAGTTCTGAAGGTGGAGCGCGAGTGGCTGATCCACGGCATCGGCGAGGTCGAGGGCACGCCTCCCTTCGTCGAGAACCCCGACGACGCGTTCGTGGCCATCGCCCACGCCACCCCGCGCCCCGCGATGGGCGGCGGCGCCGTCGTGACCGAGGACGGCGACACTCCCGGCCGCGTCTATCACTTCCGCCGCTCCTGGATCCGGAACAGCCTGAAGGCCAGCCCGTCGCAGCTGCGGATCATGCATGTCGAGGGCGACAGCATGGCGCCCACGCTGTTGAGCGGCGACGCGGTGCTGGTCGACATGACCCGCCGCGCGCCCAACCCGCCCGGCATCTTCGTGCTCGATGACGGGATGGGGCTGGTCGCCAAGCGGCTCGAGCACATTCCGAACAGTGACCCGCCCGCGGTGCGCGTCATCTCCGATAACAAGCACTACCCCGAATACGAAAGAACGGCCGACGAGATCCACATCGTCGGCCGCATCCGTTGGTTCGCGCGGGAGATATGAGCATGGCCCACGTCATCATCCGGGGCGCAAACGGTCGCCGTCACGAAGTGGACTTCGAGGACGCCGACATCACCGTGGAGCTGCACGCCAGCGAGGATCACGTGGAACTGGTCATTGACCTGCCCCCCAAAATCCGGGCCATTCAAAAGGAGAGTTTGTTCTCGTAA